AGGCTTACCTACGCTTTCCGAAGAGACTGGTATCGACGTTGATGAAGATGAGGACATTACGGAACTTGCGACACCCGGACGCGACTTAGACCGGGGTCGTGACATAGGCATGACTCCAAGTCAAGTAGAGTCGGTTATGTCTAGTGCTAATTTTAATCCGTCGTATTCCGGAACTATTGGAGAGGCGAAGACGGACAGAGTCCCGTTCGTCGATGACATAACTGCTCCGTTCAAGGAAGCTGGAAACGTCATTTCCAAAACTATTCAAGATACGTTCAGCAAACCTCCTACGGCTACGGATGCAGCAATCACGGGGGGTACGGCAGTTGCGGCAGCAGCCGGAGTTCCGATGTCGGGTATTTTAGGCGGAGTCTTAGGTCCGGCGATAGCAGGAAAGACCAAGAAAGATTCGTTTGGAAACGTGACTGTTGATGCGTCCGGAATTCCGGGCTTCGTGCAAAGCCTTGTAGGTAACTTACAAGCAAGTGACCGAGCAGCTATCGCTGCCGCCAAGGCTGCTGGACTTACCACGGCCTTGGGAACACCCTATACAGGCTTCGAAGTTAACTGGGGCATCGGAAAGAACGGCATCACTCGCGCACCCGGCTCCGGAACCTACACCGGAAACATGATGGGCCTGAGTCAAACTCAGATGAAGGCTATGGAAGCTATCAGCAAAGGTTTCGAACCCCGCAGCTACAACATGCAAGACGAGACTGGCACGAAGTTCGAAGCGTCTGGAGGTATGAAGGTTGGAAACTTAGGTTACTATACTGGCAACGGCGCGTTTGTTAGTATAACGGGTCAAGGGGCTAAATATGGTCTTATGAGCCACGCTCAGACTTTAGCCAAGGAAAACGGCATAACTACACAACAAGCTTTAGATGCTTTGGGTATTGCTCGAACCACAGACACGACTCTGAGCAATGCAGTCAACAATATAAAATCACAAACGACTACACCGAGTAAGACACCAGAAGACCTAGCAGCGCAGCAATCAACTTCTAAATCCATGGAAAGCACAGACCCATTTGCAATAGAAGGTAAGATAGGAAAGTCCGTAAACGAAGGTGGTGGTCGTGATACTGGTAGAGACGGGGGTAGTTCATCTGGTGTAGGTGTTGCTGGCGTATCACCATCAGGAAGTCCTTTCGGCTTAAACAGAGGTGGTCGTGTTGGTCTTCAGGCTGGTGGCGTAGCCGGACAGATGGCAGGACAATCAGGGTTTGTAGACCAACCCCCTAGTCAAGTACCCGAAGGTGAAACCGTAGCAGACAACGTCGAAACCAAGCTTCCTGAAGGCGCGTTTGTTATCAATGCTGCTGCTGTTGAGTTCGCAGGAGAGCAAGATGTTAAGAAAATGCTCCTAGATGCCCATAAAGAAGCGGTTCGCAGAGGTTTAACGGTTGACAAACAGGGCAACGGTGCTAAAATGATAGATGTAGCTATTTCTCGTGGAGAAGTAGTTGTAGCTCCCCACCTATCTAAAATTATTGGCTTAGACCGTCTTCAAAAGATAAACAATCGCGGTAAGCAAGAAACCCAAGAACGCATCGAAGAAAACGGGCAAGAACCTACAGGTGCAGCCAAAGGTATGCTCATAATGGGCAGAGGCGATAACACGAGTCGAGACGTTACCGCTCCTACAGGCTTTGAAGAGGGAACTATGGACACAGGTTTTCTCAACTCTCCTCCAGAGTACCAGCCTCCCGCAGATGTAGGAGAAGACGTACCGATGCAAGAGGCAGCAGAGCTTCCGGAAGACTTCTCTAGCCGCCTCGAACAGCACTTCGGTCAAAACATATCGCGTACTCGAAACGATAAGTTTTACCGTTCACTTTCCGAACGTGAGTTACTGGCTCATCTGATTGTTACTGAAACTGCTGCTGCAGGTGCAGACCAAGACGACATGTACGCTGTAGGACAGACCGTTATTAATCGAATTAATTCTGATAGACCAGAGTTTAAAAACAAAAATACTGTTGCTGACGTTGCTTTATCTCGCCTCAAGAAGGGCGGCTACGAGTACACAGGTATGGACGTTACTCGCAACAAAGCAATACAACAAGAATTTAAGTCCACTCCAGAAAATATCCGCAATGGTTACGCACGAGCGTTGTCTATAGCAGATGACCTTCTTAGCGGAGAAATGGAAGCATCGCCAGTCGTTGGACCTGACGTTATGTGGTACACCCGACCGGATGCACAAAACAAGTGGATGCAAAAGAATTTGGAACGAGTAGAAACTTATGGTTCACATGATTTCTACAAGGCGTCCAACTAAAGACTTGTCAGCTACCCGCAAGTTCGCGGCCCTGACGTAACCGAAGCAGCTACCCACAGCCAAGTGGCCCTGCAATATGAGGTATAACAAAATGGCAACTAAAGTAAAAGGCCACCGTGCCAACAAACCAAACGATTCGTTTGGAACCGTGAATAGCAACACACTATATCGTAATAAATACCGTGATGAAGTCTATAAGGATGAGGATGACAACGAAGAAGCAGTAGAGGCTCAAGAAGCTGACCCCTCCAACAGTGAGGCTACTCAGCAACCTGAAGAGTCCAACAGCTTTGTCTCTGAAAAAAAGACTAGCGAAGAACACGATTACAAAAAACGCTATGACGACCTAAAACGTCACTACGACGACAAGGTTAACGAATTTAAGCAGGAGATTAACAATCTTCGTGAAGCTGTTCAAAAGAAGGTGGTTGATATGCCGCGAGGTGTACAAGCCCCCCGAACACAAGAAGAGCTTGAAGAGTTTAAAGAACGTTACCCTGATGTTTTTGAAGTGGTGCAGACGGTATCGTCAATCGAAACTGAAGCACAAGTTGCACAGCTAAGAGAAGAGCTTGGAACTATCAAAGAACGAGAAAAAGAACTTGAAAAGCAGAAAGCCTATGAGGAACTGCTCAGATTGCAACCGGACTTTGATAAAATAAAAGCAGACCAAGATTTTCTGTCGTGGCTAGAAGAACAACCTGCTTCAATATCCAACGGCATCTACAAGAACAATACGGATGCTAAATGGGCGGCACGGGTCGTTGACCTATATAAGGCAGACAAGGGCCTAAACCAGAAGAAATCCAAATCTTCATCTGCAGCAGAGGCAGTGACAAAAACCCCTGCGAGGGAAGTCAAGACCAATGCAACAGATGGAAAAAAAGTTTGGAAAGCTTCGCAAATCGCCAAGATGAAACCCCACGAGTTCGAAAAGCTAGAAAGCGAACTGGACTCTGCAAGGTCTGAAGGGCGAATCGACTTCAACTCTTAAACTAACCTCAAACAAAGAAGGAAAAGACCAATGGCTTTTGATAGCGCATCAGGTTATAATAACCTGCCTTCTGGTAACTTTACACCAGAAATTTTCAGCCAAAAGGTTCTCAAATTCTTTCGTCGCGCTTCGGTTGCGGAAGACATTACCAACACCGACTATGCTGGCGAAATTGAGAACTTTTGCGATACAGTTCGTATCATTAAAGAACCAACAATCACCGTATCTGCGTACTCACGTGGTTCAGTGGTTAACCCACAAGACTTAGCTGATGACCAAATCACAATGGTTGTTGACCAAGCAAACGCTTTTGCGTTCAAGATTGACGACATTGAAGAGCGTCAGTCACACGTTAACTTCGAAGCTCTTGCGACTTCTTCAGGTGCATATTCCCTGAAGCGTAAGTACGACGCTAACGTTCTGGACTCAATAGCAACTAACGCTGGCCTGACAGGCGAATCAGGTGCTGCTACTTCTCAAGTTAGTGGTATCGGTACACTTGGTTCTGCTCTGGATATCGGTGGTAACTCTACTCCCGGTGATTTAGCAATCAATACCATGCTTATCATGGCACAGGCTTTGGACGAACAATCAGTTCCGGAAGAGAACCGTTGGTTTGTTGCTCCTCCAGCTTTTTACAAGCACCTGTTTTCAGCAGGTTCGAAGTTTGCAGAAGTACAGGTTACTGGCGATGCAACTTCACCTCTGCGTAACGGCCTTGTATCGCTGGGCAACATTGCTGGCTTCCAGTGCTATAAGTCAACTGCTCTTGTTTCTACAGGCGGCACCGACCAAATAACACTCACAGGTTTAGCAACTGATGGCACTGAAAACGCAATTCTTGCGGGTCACATGTCCTCAACAGCTACTGCTTCGCACATCGCGAAAACAGAAGTTGTTCGCTCAACTGAAACCTTCAGCGACATCGTTCGTGGTCTTCATGTGTTTGGACGTAAAGTCCTTCGCCCAGAAGCCATCGTTCGTGGCGTTGTTAGCTTAGACTAGTAGGGAGATTTACTAATGGCTACTTACAACGTAACGGGTGCCGTAGCAGGTATCCCTCTTGGTAGGAAGATGCAGACTGTCGAAGTTGTTCTTGACTTCACATCTACTTCTCTTGCCGCTGGCGACATTGTGAACGTCTTTGAAGTTCCAGATAATACTCTGGTTTTGATGGCTGGTATCGAAGTATTTCAAGCTGCATCTACAGGCTCACCTACAATAGACATGGGTGACGCTGGTGCTGCAGATACTTGGGTAACTGACGTTAGCGGTTCCGCTATTGCACAGGAGTTTGGTCAAACTGCTAAACTTTACACTGCAGCAGACAACATTGACATTCTCGGTGTTACTGCAGCATTCGACGGTAAAATTCGTTGTATTGCAGTGATGTGTGATATGGGTGACCCCGGCGTCGGCGCACCATTCGCATAAACAACTTAGTTGAGGGGGAGGGGTAACTTTCCCCCTTGACGACTTTTAATTAATATGATAAAAGCAACTAACCTTGCCGGGGATATACCCTATGCCACCTCGTAAAAAAGAAAACCCGATTAAAAAATCAACAACAGGCAAAAGCGCAAACTACCGCCCTACCAAGTCTGGTGCGGGTATGACAGCAAAAGGCGTCAAGGAATATAGAAAAAAGAATCCCGGTTCGAAGCTCAAGACAGCGGTGACCGGAAAGGTAAAAGCCGGAAGCAAGGACGCCAAACGACGCAAGTCTTTCTGTGCGCGGTCTGCCGGACAAATGAAGAAGTTTCCGAAAGCAGCGAAAGACCCAAACAGTCGTCTTCGCCAAGCAAGAAAGAGATGGAAATGTTAGCAAATCTTATCGGTCCCGTAACAAATCTTCTTGACCAGTTTATTGAAGACAAAGACCAAAAGGCAAGGCTGGCCCACGAAATAGCCACGATGTCTCAAAAACATGCCCAGCAACAAGCGATGGGGCAACTCGAAATAAACAAGGCCGAAGCCCAGCATCGGTCTATTTTTGTAGCGGGCTGGCGGCCCTTTTTAGGCTGGGTGCTTTCTTTTGCGATGGCATGGCATTTTATCCTAGCTCCGTTCATCATCTTCGGTGCAGGGATGGCAGGTATGGAACTGCCTGAGTTGCCTGTGTTTGACATGGATAGCCTAATGACTGTGCTTCTTGGCATGTTAGGACTTGGCGGCTTGAGAACAGTAGAAAAGGTCAAAGGACTGACCAAGTGAGTTCGAAGCAAATCTTAGAATGGAAAATACTTCCAAGATTTATGATGCTGATAATGACCTTGATGAGTTGGCGTTGTGCAGAGTGGTTTATGAGCTTGGAAGACCCGACAGCACCACAATCAGCGTTTGTCTCCGTTGTTATGGGAGCTATGACAGGTGCGTTTGGCGTTTGGATGAGCAACGAAGGAAAGAAGTAGATGAAAAAATCAGTACAAGCACCCAAAGGATATCATTGGATGAAGTCCGGTAAAAGTTACAAACTTATGAAAAATCCTCCCGGCGGATATAAACCTCACAAGGGCGGGTCTACTCGTGCATCCTTTGATGTACAGAAAGTGCATACAAAGTGAAATACGACACAAGCCACCTGCTTGATAAAGTAATCGAACACGAAGGAATGGTCTGCCAAGTGTACCAAGATACGCTCGGCATCGACACTATCGGCATCGGTCGTAACCTTCGTGACCGGGGTATTACCAAAGAAGAGCTAGAATACATGGACATCTCCGGCATGGAAGAGGTATACAAAAAGGGTATCTCTGAAGCTGATGCACGGTACATGGCTATGAACGACATTCGAATTGTCGAAAAGGAACTGGTCGCAGTTCATCCGTGTGTTGATAACCTCGATGCGGTTCGCCAAATGATACTTGTTGACATGGCCTTCAACATGGGTGTTCCTCGCCTGTGTAAGTTCAAAAAGATGTGGTACGCTATCCACGACTTAAACTTTGAAGCTGCAAGTTTTGAGATGACCGATTCGAAGTGGGCTAGGCAGGTTGGCAATCGCGCACACAAGCTTTCTGAAGCTATGAGAAAGGGAGAGTTTTGATGATTGAACGAGGTCGTCCCGGTATTAGAGCAGGAGGCTCTAAAAGTAAAAACCAGAAGGATACAAGCATAAACGCTCCTTCATACATAGGCTCTATTTACCGCACTAAAACAGAAAATAAAAACATAAGTGGAGAAGGAACAGTACCTCTAGGAAAAGCTACGGTTACTTTAGGCGGAGCATATTCTAGCAGCAAGGTAACAGAATCACTTCCGGAAAACAAAATTGGCATTCCTGAAAATGTTCAAACACAAATATATAAAAAGCTATCTGCCGGACTAGGTTACAATATTACACCTGACCTTAAAATTTCTGGATTTATAGACCAAGATAAATTTAGCGGAAACAAAAACACTAAAAAAACTGTGCAAATATCCGGCAACGTAAAAGGTGGTAGATTTGTAGGTTCATTTTCTGATTCTAGCACAGGCGAAAAAGTAGGACGTTTTAGTTTAGTTATTCCGTTTGCACATGGTGGCAAAGTAAAACCAAGAGGTAGAAAGGCTACGTATTGACATGCCCCTAACTAAAAAAGGCAAAGACATTATGAAATCGATGCAACGCACTTACGGGGGAAAGAAGGGTGAACAGGTCTTCTACGCAACAGCAAACGCTGGCAAAATCGAGGGTGTTGAAAAGAAAGCGCAAGGAGGGTCGGTTGGAAAGACTGGCTATGCGAAGGGCGGTGAAACGAAAAGCAAAAGTCGAGTTAATGAGGCTGGCAACTACACTAAGCCCGGAATGAGAAAGCAACAGTTCAATCGTATCAAAGCTGGCAGCAAGGGGGGCAATCCCGGACAGTGGTCAGCACGTAAGGCACAGATGCTGGCTAGTGCTTACAAGAAAGCTGGTGGGGGCTACAAGTCGTAATGGAATGCTTCACGTCTTCTTGCTCGTCGTCTATATTGGTACTGGAGAGAATCGTTACCTCGCTAGTGGAGATATGTATTTCGCATCTATTACCACCTGTAATTTTTACGCAGCCCAGTCAACCAAGCGGTACGGAAGTTACCGCTACTTGGATTGGATGGACGCAAGAGACCGTGTTACCGCATATTGCATACCTAAGTATATAAAAGAAGGCATTGTAGAGGTATACTGACATGTTAGCAGAATTGGCAGCAGCAAATGCAGCGTTCGGCGTTATTAAGTCTGCTGTCCAAAATGCAGGGGACCTTGCAAAAGCCGGAAGTGCAATCGGCAAGTTCGTAGGTGCAAAGGAAGAAATTGAACGCAAGATACAAGGTAAAGCGAGAGGAAGTGCCTCTGGTTCAGACCTTGAAAACTTTATGGCTCTTGAATCTATTAAGCAACGAGAAGCCGAACTCAAACAGATTATGATTTACACGGGTCGTCCCGGACTGTGGCAGGATTGGCAGCGATTTCAAGTTGAAGCTAGAAACCAACGACGAGACCAAGAGCGTAAATTACGAGCTAAAAAACAAAGAACTCTTGAAATACTTGTGATTGCAGGGGCTATAATTCTAGGAGTAGGTGGGCTTGCAATAGCAGCGTACTTCTTAAAAAGCTTGCGTTAGTTTGCAAAAAGGTGTATAATAATCATAAGCACAGAAATACATAGGACATTGTTATGAGCGATTTAAAAACTAGAGTGGAACTTAGAGCGTTAAAAAGACAGCAACGCACTGCTTCTATACAGACAAAAAATGCACAACAAGAACTGGACCTTTTAAAAAGGATAGATAGCAAAGCCCTTTCCGCAAAAGATAAAAAAATTAAAAATGCTCTTATGGCAAGGCAAAAAGATATTATCAAAGGTTTAAAACCTCCTACACTTGCCTCATCAGCAGCTAAATTTGGTTTAAGAAGTCTTCCGGGTGTAGGGACATTTCTTTCCATGATGAGTTCTAAACCTGCAGGTGCTGGTTCTGACAGAGTACCCGGTCAAGAGTACAAATCAGGTGGTAAAGTCACTAAAAAACATAGGTAGATTTATGAAAAAACTTGCCGTTGATGCACTTTTGTTTCAGTACAAAGCTCAAAAGAAACACGCAGAACATACTCTTGAAAATTACCTAAATAACCCTATTGCAGTTGGCGAACACCCCGACCTTATCAAAGAAATGGATACGGCACTTGAAAAATGGGAAGACGCCAACGGAAAATTAGAAACCCTGTTGAGACTTACTGGAGACGGCAGTGGCATTGGCTAAAAGTCAGAAGTCCCTCAAATCGTGGACTAAACAAAAGTGGCGCACAAAGTCTGGAAAACCCTCTACACAGGGTTCGAAGGCTACAGGAGAACGTTACCTTCCGGAGAAAGCCATCAAGGCACTCAGTTCGAAGGAGTACGCAGCCACTACCCGTGCGAAGCGCAAGGCTACTAAGGCTGGTAAGCAAGTTGCAAAACAGCCTAAAGCTATCGCCAAGAAGACTAAATCTTACAGGAAAGTGTGATGAAGAAAAAGATTAGATATCACGTTGCTATGATTTTGTTACGCATCAGTAGACTGTTTGGGGCTGTGGACAACTGGTTGTGGACAAAGCATCGTAACCTTTTAAAAAAGAATCGTGACTAATGCCTCTACTCAACTCAGGTTCAAAGTTTGTTACAAAAGTTACAGCACTGTCATCAACTAACGACACAGATTGCTACGTTGTGCCAGCAAACTTTTCATCTCGTGTAGAAAACATGATGATTTCAAACAATCACAGTGGTAGTCATACCTTTACTGTAAAGTATTATGAAAAGGTTGCTAACACCACCTACACATTAATAGACGCGCACTCTTTAGCATCTAATGCCACAACTAACGTATTTACTGCAGACAAACCCTTATATATACGTGCAGAAGATAAACTTATTGTAGATGCTGGCACGGCTGATACTCTTGTTATTACGATTAGTGCAGAAGAATTCTTTGACCCGAATAGGTAACCTATGAACTACCTCGAACTTACCAATGCTGTTCTCCGCGAAATTAACGAAGTTGAAGTTACCAACATCGGTTCGACTCGCGGCATTCAAACTTCCGTCAAGGACTTTATAAACAAAGCCCAACGGGATATCATCAACTCTGAGGTTGAGTGGCCTTTTACTGTCGTTAGTCAGTCCTTTAGCACCGCTGCTGGTACTTCTGAATACTCTCGTGAGTCTGACGCTAAGACTCTTGACTTCGATAGCTTCACCGTTCAAAAGTCGGGAGAGGCAGAGCGAACCCTTCGTTACCTGTCCTTCAACGAATACCTCGACGCAAAAAACGAAATAGACACGAACCCTAACACAAGCGCACGGGCTGCTCCTGATTTTATCTACGAGACTCCGGATAACAAAATCGGTCTTTCTCCTGTGCCTGACGACACCTACACGGTTCGTTACTACTACTACCAGACATCTACCGATATGTCCGGTGCTACAGACACACCTGTAATTCCAGAGCGGTTTCACGACGTGATTGTTAACCGCGCAAGGTATTACGCTCACATGCTACGCTCAGACGTTCAGTTTTCGCAACTTGCAATGCGGGATTACACAGACGGTTTGAGCCGGATGCGTGTCGAACTAATCAATCGCAAGGACTACATGAGGGCTGTCTAATGCCAGAAACATCGCTAATCAGCCCGGCAGTTGTTCGATTAGGCGGCGGTCTGGTCCTCGACAAGGACACGTTCTCCATTCCTCCGGGTGCTGCTCTTCAGTTGCAAAACTTTGAGCCGGACATCAACGGAGGCTACCGACGCATCAACGGGTTCGCAAAGTACGATACGAACCAAGTTGGCGGCTCGACAGGAACTATTCTTGGAGTTCACGTCTATCAAAATCAAGTGATTGCATCTAAGGGTACGGCGGTTTACAAGGGTACGGGTAGCGGTTGGACAAGCATAGACACCGGAAGAACTAGCGCAGGACGTTTTGACTTTGCAAACTTTAATTTTAACAACACTGAAAAAGTTATCTGGTGTGATGGAGCCAACAATGCTTCAGTGTACGATAACAGTTCGGTTACAGATATTAACGCTACAGGCGCACCTGCGAACCCTCAGTTCGTGGCTGTGTTTAAAAGTCACGTGTTTTTTGCAGGTATGTCGGCAAATCCGCAGGAAGTGGTGTTTACGTCTCCGTTTGATGAGACGGACTTTTCAACGGCGAATGGGGCAGGGTCGGTTCGCGTCGAAAGCCCCGTCAAGAAACTAAAAGTTTTTCGTGACCGTCTCTTCATTTTTTGCGAAGACCAGATTTACTTTCTTGCAGGTTCGTCGGTTGCTGACTTTCAGATGCAACCTGTCACACGAAGCATCGGTTGTGTCGATGGTTTCAGTGTTCAAGAGATAGCAGGTGACGTTATATACTTGGCTCCGGATGGTTTGCGAACTATCGCTGGTACAGAAAAGATTGGGGACATCGAGTTAGGAACCGTATCAAAACAGATACAGCCCCGCCTCGATAACATCGACAAAGACCGCATCTCCTCTGTTGTTATTCGAAACAAGAGTCAATACAGATTGTTCTTTCCTGATGATACAGGAACTACGGCTGGCGCACCGGGTGTTATCGGCGTAATCAAGGCAGGTGTTGAAGGTGGCATGGGCTGGGAATATGCTGACCTTAAAGGTATTAAAGCAGCGTGTTGCGTGTCTGGGTTTATTAGCGGCACTGAAACAATCTTGCATGGCGGTTACGATGGTTACATCTACAGGCAAGAATCAGGCAATAACTTTGATGGAACCAACATTCAGGCTATTTATCGTTCTCCTGACTTTACGATGGGCGACGCAGGTATCCGAAAGCTCATGCAGCGGATTATCTGGAACTACGATAACGAAGGAACAGTTAACTCAAAGTTTCGAATTCGGTACGATTTTAATTCATCGAGCGTACCACAGCCAAACGAATACGAACTAACCACAGGTGCAGCGATTGCTATCTATGGTTTTACTACTTCTACTTACGGAACAGCCGTGTACGGTTCAAGTGGTACACCTCTGGTTCGCCAAAGCATCGAAGGAGGCGGGTTTACGGTTGCGGTTCGTCTCGACGACAATCAAGGCGCAGCCCCCCTATCTTTAAAAGGTTACCAACTAGAATTTACTCCCGGAGGAAGGAGATAACACATGGCAGGTTACACTAGACAATCGACCTACACTAACGGTGACGTTATTAACGCAGCAGATTCCAATGATGAATTTGACCAAGTTCTGGCCGCCTTTAATAACACGACAGGTCATAAGCATGATGGCACAACTGCAGAAGGTCCAGTCATTGGTTTGATTGGTGACCCCGGTGTTGCTACACCTAAAAACAAAGTTGTTGTAGATGACACAAATAATCAAATTGAATTTAGTATTGATGTATCTAGCACATCTACTGAACAGTTTGTAGTTAAAGATGGTGTAATTGAACCTACTACTGATAGC